CTACTCGCCAAGGTTAGCCATTTTCTTGGGTTGTTGTTCTGCACTTGTCCGGCCGATCGCCGACTCTGCGAGCCGCGCTTGGTCCGCGGCGGCCGTGTAGCGCGCAACCTCCACGTCGCTTTTGTGGCCGGTCACGGACTTGATTTCCTGATTGCTGGCGCCGGCTTCGGCGAGCCGTCGCGCAGCAGCCTTGCGCAGCCCGTGCGCCGAGCATTGCGGCAAGCCCGCCTCGTTGCAGCGGTCACGGAACCAGTTTCCAAAGCCCGCGGGCGTGAACGGCTTGCCGTAGCTCGTCACCAGGAACGTCAGATGCTCGCTCGGCGCCTCGGCGATGACGGCGCGTAGGGCAGGGTGCATCGGGATTTCAAGGCGCGCGCCCGTCTTGACTTGCCGCACGGTGATCTTGCCGGCCTTCACGTGCTGGCGGCCCATCAGCACCGCATCCGAGCGGCGCTGCCCCGTGTAGAGCATGAGCGCCATCGCGAGCCGTGCGGACGTGCCGACGGCGTGCCGCGCCTCGAATTGTTCAATCTCGGCCTCGCTCCACGTGTGCAGCCCGTCGCTTTCGATGCGGAAGCCGCGCAGGCCGATGGTGGGGTTGTCGCGCCGCATCTCGGTATCAACGGCGAACGTCATCAGCGCCTTGATGCGTTTCAGCAGATTGTTCGCCGCCGCCGGCGTCGCCGCCTTTGCCGCGATGATGGCCTTGACGTGCGCGCGCTCGAGCGTCGCCACGCGCTTCTCGCCGTGCTCGGCGCGAAACCGCTCGATGACGTTGCGCCACGCCGCGCGGGTGGTCGCGCGCAATCCAAGAAACTCGGGCGATTTGTAGTAGCTCGCAATGAGCGCCGAGATTGTGCCCGGCTTCGTGCGCGCGGCGCCCGGCTCAATCTCGGGCGCGGCCTTCTTCGCCTTGCAGGCTTCGTACTCTTGCATGAATTCCGGCGTCCACGCGGTCGCGCGGAAATAGTACGTTTCCTGCCCCTTGCGCCGGAACCGCACGCGCACCTTGCCGTGACGGTCGACGAATTCGGAACACCATTTCGGCAGGCGGCGGCGCGTCACTGCTTCAACACGCTGTCCCATTCGTTCGCTCCCTTGGTGTCGCCCGCGGCCGGCGCGCCGGTCACGAGCACGATTTTGCCGTCCTTGTCGATTTCGACGCGCGCCACCTCGAGCCCAGCCTTGCGCGCGGCGCGGAGCAAGCGCGACAGGTCGGATTCGTGGAAGATGGCGCGCCGGCTCATGTTTCGAGCCCCCGCAAACTCCGCAGCACGATGCGCCGCACGCGGCGGTCTTGAAGGCAGCGGCGTTGTTCATCGTGCGTCAGGCGCGCCAGTTCGGCCGCGGCGCCGATGCTGACGGCACGCGCGTCCATGGCCGCGATTAGCTCGGGGCAGCCCGCGGCCATGACGGCCACGATACGTCGGAGGGTGCGGTCGCTCAAGCGCCGGCCGGCGAGCTTGCCGGCTTCTTGCGCGCGGGCGTCGCGCGCTCGCCACCACGTGGGCAATTGCCCCGCTTGCGCGCTCATGCGGCCTCCCGCGCCGGCGCGGGCGTGCGCTCGAATTCGTCGCCGCCGTCGCGCCGGTTCCAGCCCTCGCTTTCGCGCACTTCATTCGGCGTGAGGATCTTCGACCGCACCGCGATCTCGTGCGATTTCCAGCGGGTCTCGGGGTCGCCGCGCAGCAGGCCCGACAAGTCGATTTCGATTTCGTGCGTTGCGCGCGCTGCCGCGCTCAAGAGCGTGCGCGAGAATTCCGCCTCGAGCTTGCGGCACCAGCTCGACAGGGTGCTCTGCGCGAAGAACCGGATGAGCGTTTCGCTGTTCGTGAACGTGCCGTGCGACAGGTCGCCGATGATGGGCGGCGGCACGTTATAGAGGCGCGCCAATTCCTCGCCTGTGAAGCGCCTCGACGCCAGCAATTCGGCATCCTCGGGCGAGACGCTGACGCTTTTCCATTTCAAGCCTTGGTCGAGTACCATCGCCTTTGCGGCCTTGCTCGGGCCGCTGAATGCGTCGCGGAACATGGTGCGGAGCGATGCCAGCGCGTCGAGGCCGAGCTTGCCGTCGGCCTCGAGCACGCCGGAAGGGTTGACGCCGTTCTCGAACATCGCCGACGCGAATGCTTGCTGGCTCAGCGAATGCGCAACCACGGCCGCGGCGCGGGAGAGGCGCGAGCGCCCGATGAGCCCGTCGTCGCTGCGGTCCTTGACGTGCAGCGCCTCGCCCTCGAGCAGCCGGCGCGTGCGGCCGGTGCCGCCGCCAAGATACGTCACGTCCGAAACGTCGTAAGCAAGGCGCCCGCTCGGCAAGAGCTGCACGGACACCGTGCCCCACGGCGCGGGGCGAAGGCCCGTCACGCGGCCGGCGCCGTCGCGCACAATTTCGGCGAGGCCGTTGCCCTGCAGCAGCGTCGAGGCCAGCAGCCATTCGCAGAAATCCGGCCAGCTCTGATGCTCATTCGGGCCGGTGCGCGTCAGCCGCATGAGCGGGTTATCGTCCGCAACCTCGCGGCCCGTGTCCGTGCGCCGATAGACATAGACGGGCAGCGATGCGATGGCGGTCGAGATTGCGCTGACGCAGCTCAGCACGACGGCGAGGTTTTCGGCCGCGCGCGCATTCACGGTGACGCCCAGCGGCGACAAGGCCGAGAGGGCGCGCCACGAAATATCTTCGGCGCGGCGCTCGGGCGGGCGGAAGGCTTCGCGGATGCGCGTGATTAGCGACATGTCGCCAACCACAAGCGAGCAAGGTGCAGGCGCGCCGGCTCGTGCGTGCGATGCCGCGCGATGACGGTCGTGCCGTTGTAGGCCGGCCACGCGCTGACAATAGAAATCTCGCGAAGGTCGACCGCGCGGAGCGTGCGCCGGTCGCCGCTCCACTGTTCGCCGCCTTCCGGCACGAGAAAGCCGAAGCTCATGCCGCCAAGGTCGCCGCGCTCTGCAAGCGCCAGCGTGTCCTTGCCGAGCTGCGTGTCGGGCGCGTCGATTGAGAACGCCAGGCCCTTGCTGTCCTCGGTGAGCCGCAACGTGCCGCTTCGCGAGCGCCCCAAGAGCCGGGTTTGGTCGTGGTCCATGAGCGCGAGCACGTCGTTGCGCGTGAGGCTCGCCGCGAAGGCGCCCGGCGCAATCGTCTCGGTAAAGCCGCCGATGCGCGCTTCCGTCTCGAAAAGGGCGGCATACCCTTCGAGCCGTCGGCCGGCCGCTCGAAGCTCGAGCGGCGCGGCGCGGCGTTCCATGTCCATCCGGTTCATGCCGGCACGTCGATGCTGGCCGCGAACGATTCGCTGTGACGCACGGCAACATCGCACGTCATCATCGCCCGCACCTGCACATTGCCTTTCGAGTAAGCCGTGCTCTCGAAAGGATTCACGAGCACGTCGAGCTCGCTCCAATAGGCCACCAGCACGTCGCTCCAATTGCCGAAGATGAGCGCCGAGTCGGGTGGCGAATCGCCCGCCGCGCCGGGGACGTTGGTCGTGCTGGCGAGCGGATAACCGGCGAGCGCGCCCGGCTCTTGCTGAATCATCACGCTATCCGTCGAGCTGACCTTCGGCGTCGAGCGCAGCAGCCGCACGACGCTCGGCGTCGTCGCCCACGCGCTGCCGGTAGCGTTCTCGACCTCAACCTTTTCGATGATTTCGAGAACCTTCGCCCACGTCGCGCCGGCCGACATGCTGACGCTCGTATCGAGCCCGCTGCCGAGCACGCCGGTCGGCTCATTCGAGCCCCCGCCTTTGATGGCAACGCGGTCCATCGCTTGGGCGAGAAGGTCGGCGAAATCGCTCCGCACGAGCACCTCGATATCGGGCGAGCTTTGCTGAAGCATATTGCGGCTCAGCTCGACGATGCCGCCCGCGTGCTTCGGCGTCAGCGAAACCTTGCCGAAGTTCTGCTCGTTCGTGCTGATTGCGCTGTTCTCGGCAACCCAGGCCGTCGTGCCGCTCATCTTGAGCTTCGGCACATCGACGTTGCCGACAAGGCCGCTCAGGATGCGGGCGCCCAAGCGGCGCACAATCATCGCCGCACGCAGCGCGTCGATGAATTGGTCGCCGCGATGGTCGGTGCCGATGAGGTTGCCGCCGCCATCGGGCGGACTGCCGAAGGCGCTCGTGATGACGCGGCGCTCGAGCGGCTTGTGAAAGACGCTCAGCGGAACCGCGATGCCCTGGAACGGCCGCCCGGCGCGCTTCGCCAGCTCGGCGCTCAGCTCGCGCTCCCTGCCCCACTCGACGTTGAGGCCCGCGGCGCCCGCCATCGCGGCGCAAAGCCGATAAGTGCGCAGCTCGTCGTCGAGCCGATGGTCGCCGCTGCCGGCGATAGTGGTGCCGTTCATCCGGCGCTCGGCATCGTCGAGGAATTGCTGACGGGCGATGTCCCGCTCGGCCTTCTCGATTTCCACCTTGAGCGCGTCGAGGCGCTTTTCCTGCTCGGCGCTCGTGTCGCCGTTGTCGGCGGGCTCGCTCGTGATTTTGCGCATTTCGGCGATTGCCGCCGCGCGGCGCTCTTGAAGGTCACTCAGTCGCATTTTGTCGTACTCCATCTTTGGCCGCGTGGGCCGTTGGGATTGGCGTCGCATCACTGCGGGCCACGGTAGTCACTCTTTCTCGCGCCTCTTCTTGAGCGCATCGGCGAGAATCTCGCCAAGCGGACGGTCAGCGTCCTTTTCGAATTGCGCGAGGCGCGCGTCCTCGTGCTTGCCGTGCAATTCGAGATAGCGGTCGCGGTTGCGCTTCATCGTCGCGACGCTGCCTTCGTCGCGGTTCACCTTCTCGCGCACGTTCTCGAATTCTTGGGTTTCCTCGAAAGTCAGGCCCACGAGCGTCTTTCTGTCCTGCGCGTCCTTGGTCCATCGGCGGGCGAAATCCGGGTCCGCCGCGGGAATCGTCACGTCGAAATTCGGGAGCGGCTTGTCCTCGATGAGCGCCTGCAGCTTCGCAAGCACTTGGTCGATGAGGCGGTCGATGTGCAGCACCTGCATGAACGGCGGCAGCCCCGGCGGCAGCTCGTCCATGCCCTCGTGTATCGGCACTCGCGCCCAATCGTCCTCGCCCTGCGGCCACATGGCGATGTGCAAGCCCGGCGTATGGTCGACAAAGCCCGATAGCCGGTGCGATGCGCGGGTCACCACGTCTTCGGCGACCAGATAGGCCCAGCGCATCGGGAAACCGATTCCCGACATGCCGTTGGCGACGGCGATGCTCAGAATGTCCGCGCCGCTGAACATGCGGCGCCGGCCGCTTCCAGGGTTGTGCTCGCCGCTCAGCACGACTTGCTGACGGTCGAGGATGCCCTTGAGCTGCCCGTCGCTGACGCCGGTGACGGTCAGCACGTCGGCGCGCGTGAATTGCGGCTCGTGAAGGATGGCGAGATAGCCCGCCGAGAGATGGTCTTGCGACATGGCGGCAAGATAACGGGTCGTTCTTTTCGCCGCAAGCCTAAAAGAACGGCCCGTTCTCTTTTCCACAGGTCACTGTTTGGTCGCGCCCCGTTCGTCGGGCGTGAGCACGAACAGGCTTACCTTGGTGCCTTGCGGGTCGACGGCGAACACCTCGCAGGCGCCATCGGGCAGCGTAAGCACGTATTGCAGCCGAAGGCCGCGCTTCATCATCTGCAGCATTCTCGCTTTCGCGCTGTTCGTCAGCACCTCGTGAAATGCGGCATCGATGAAGCCGGTCACGCGGTCGAAAACATCCCAATGCGCCGACACCGCTTCCTCGCTGCCGGGCTGTTCAAAGCGGTGCGGTGTCTTTTCCATTTGCGTCTCCTGTGGTTAAGCGGAAAGCACGAGCGGCCTACTGAAATCGTATTCGCGCGGCTTCGGCTCGGTCGCGCGGATTCCGAGCGCCATCGCCAAGCACACGGCCGAATCGACGCGCGCCCGCGACCGCGCTTTGTCGATTTTGCGCCCGCCGGCTGCGTCCATCACTGCCACGCTGTTCGCGATGCACATGCGGAGCACGGGGTTGCCGTCATGCACGATGAGCCGGTCGACGACGGCGCGCTCAAGCTCGTCGACGGCTGGCGCCATTGACTTGAAGCCCTGCCGGAATTTCCTCAGCGGCAGCGCGATGCCTTCGTCCGTCAGGATCTTCTCGAGGTCGGCAAATCGCCATTCGTCGAACGCGAGCGCCTTCAAGTCGTAGAGCTTCGCAATCTCGGCGAGGCGCAGCGCGATGGCGTGCTTGTCGATAGCGTTTCCCCCCGGCGTCTCAATGTGCCCCTGGTCGCGCCATTCGAGATACCCAACCTTGTCCTCGTCGGCGCGCTCGACGATGCGGCCCGCCGGCAGCCAGTGGAACGCGAGCACCGGCATCGGCTCGCCCGGATTCGCCGCCTCGAATACGAGCACGAGGGCCGTCAGCGCCGTTGTCGACGAAAGGTCGAGGCCGGCCCAGCACGCGCGGCCGGCGAGCGCCTCGCGGTCGAAAGTGCCCTCGCACGCGCGCCAATCGTCTCGGCTGATTAGGCGCGGGTCCGCGTGCACGCGCTGATTCAGCCGTAGATTTCGAAACGCGCTCAGGAACGCCGGCACCCGCCGCGCGCGCGCCGCTTGCGCCCGGAAATCGGCGAGGTCGAGGAACACGCCGAGCGCCGGATTCACTGCCCGCCACGTTTCCTCCGCGAATGGGTCCGCGTCATCCGGCGCCGCGTGCAATTGAACGTGCACGCTCGCGTCGAGGCCCGCGAGCCCGTCGTCGATGAGCTGGGAAAGCGGATGGTCGTCGCCAGGCGCCTGCGTCGAAATCACGATGCCGAGCGCACCCGGTTGTTTGCCCATCGCGGTCGTGAGCGCGTCGAGCAGCTCGCGGTCCTTCACTTGGCCGAGCTCGTCGAAGCACCAAAACGACGGCGCGAGCCCGTGCCCGCGGCGCGCGTCGTTGCTCAGCGCCTCGTATGTGCTGCCTTCACCCGGCCCGCTCAACACCTCAAGCCGCTTGAAATGCTTCACCACGTTGATGCGCTCGGCGAGCGCCGGCACGCGCTCGACGATGGCGGCCATTTCGCGAAAGAGAATCGCAGCCTGATTGCGGTCGATCGCTGCGCTGTAGGTCTCGCCGCGGTCGATTGCTTCCGGCCCGGCCAGGTGCGCGAGCGTCAGGCCGGCGAGCAATCCGGTTTTGCCGTTCCCGCGCGGCTCGGAAAGCACCGCGAGCCGCACGCCGCCGTGCCCATAGACGGACTCGATAAATTCACGCTGGCTCGGCAGCAGCCGCATCCGCTTGCCGGCGAGGTGCCCTTTCGTGATGGGCAGGCCCTCGAGGAAATTCACGACGCGCTCGACGCGCGACAGGCCCGGCCTCGCCCATGCCGGCCGGCGCTGGCGCGACTTGGGGCCGGCACCGTCCCGAGGTTTCGGCCGCGCGTTCCTGCCCCTCAAGCCCATGGTGCGGCCCTCGGCAGAATTACGTTTGGAGGCCACGCGCCGGTCGCCACGCCCTCGCTGTGAGCTATTTTTTCGGTCGCGCGCAGAGTGGCCCGCAATCGCGTTGCCGTGGCTCGTGGCGCGCTCATTTCTCGTTCCACCAATGCGCGGGGTCTCGGGGCACGCCAGCGGCGTCAGCGCCCTTGATGTGCACGCTCGCCTTGCCGTGCACCTCGACGCTCGACGTCTTGGCGCTGTGGCATGGCTTGCACGCGCTGCTCAGGTTGTCCCAAGCCAGCGGGTCGCCGCCGTCCTTGATGGCCGTGCGATGGTCCACCTCGGATGCGGCGCCCTTGCAGCCGGGATACCGCAGCTCGCACATGGGCGATGCGGCCAGCTTGGCGAGGCGCAGCCGGCGCCACGCGCGCTTGTCGTAGAACCGGCCGGCCATGTCAGCGGCGCTCCCGCGCCAGCCGGCGCAGCGCGTGGGCGATGTCGCTCTTGTCTTCGTGGAAGCGTTCGGGGTCGCGATGCGAGGGGCAAAGGCGGTCGACGCGGTGCGCCAGTTCCAGCAGTGCGCCGGTAGCGTCTTTCGGAGGGGTTTCCTGCGGCAGTAGATGCGGCGTCCCCCTATAGGGGACTGCCGCAACTGCCGCACTGCCGCAAACCCCTTGGGCCGCGTCGGTTGCGGCAGTCTGCGGCAGTCGCGGTTTTTCGGACTGCCGCACCGTCAATCGTCCAGCCATGCGCCTACCTCAATCATGGCCTTGGGGTGACGGTGCTCGTCATCCCGCGTCACCACGCGCAGGACGTTGTTCTTGAGCCACGTTCGCAGCAGCGCCCGCACCTTGTCCTTGGCGCCCTTGTCGTCGAGGTCGAGGCCCAGCGCCTCGGCCACGGCCAGGCCGGCCCATTTCTTCGCGCGGGTGTCTTCGCGCCACTGGCCCGCGGCGATGGCCTTCTGCACGGCCCTGGTATCGGCCGGGGTGATGTCGTCGAACGGGTCCGGCCATTTCCACGGCGCGACGACGCCCACGTTGTCGCCGTTCGGCAGGTTGACACTTTCGAGGCGGCACCACGTCGACGCGTCGGCCGGCGGCGCCAGATTGGCCTTGCCGTCGTCGAGCCGGAAATATCGCCGATGGTGCTCGACGCCGGCCGTCTCGCCCTCCTCCTTGGTCATCCTGTTCAGCACACGGGCGCAGCGCACGGCGCTTATCAGTGCGCTGGCGCCGCGGGCGTCGTCGACCGTGACTTCGCCGCTAGATCCCGACGACGGTTTGCGACTGTGATGCACGAGCTCTATCGCCGCGTCCGTCGCATCGGCAATGTGTTGCCACTGCCGCGCCACGCGATTGATGGCGCCGTTATCGTTCTCGCCGACTTGGTGCGTCTCAACGAACGGGTCGAGCTGCAGCACGTCAATGCGGTTCTCGCGAATGGTCCGCTCGACTTGGTCGACAATCGGCTCGGCAACCTTGACGTCGCCGCGCTCGAGGTGCGCAATGCAAATGCCCATCTCGCGGCCGGAATCGAGGAACAGCCGGTCGCCGATGGCCTCGGGCGCGATGCCGAAATGCTCGCACGCGGCGGCAATGCGGCGCTCGATTTCCTCGCGCGGTTCTTCGCCGTTCCACAGCCATACGCGCAGCGGCGTGCCCACCTCATAGCCGAGCAGGCTGCGGCCCGTGACCATGGCCAGCGCCTCGACAATGGAAAGCGTCGATTTGCCGACGCCGCCCGGCGCAATCGTGGCGCTGACGAATTTCCGAATATAGTGGCGCCCATAGAGCCAGCGCCGCGGCGGGATGGTCGCGGGGTCTCGCCAAACATAGGGCGTGGCGCTGACTAGGCGCCCGGCCGCGCGCGCTTCGGCTCGCCAATCGCGCTCTCGGCGCGTGCGCTCAATGCCTTCCTCGAGCGTCTCGTGGCCGTTCGCAGCCTTGCGCCGCTCGCGCTCGGCCGCGGCCTCGGCGCGCAAAGCCTCGGCTTCGCCTGGGCTCATTCGCATTGGAGCACCCCGAACAGGCCCAAGAGGTCCGCGACGGGCTCGCGGTGCGCCGGCCATGCGAGCGTCAGCACATGGTCCGGGCCGATTTCATCGGGCGGGAACACGAGCAGCGCATCAGCGGCGGCGCCGCTCAGCATCGCGAGCGGCGGCAAGCGGTGCCCCTCGAAGCGGTCGCGCACGCCGCGCCAATCACAATCGCGCACGAGCGCCGCGGCCATGCGCAGCTCGGCGATGAGGCGCGCGGCGCGCGTTGCCGCGTCCGGTGCAGTGTGGTAGGTGGATGGCGCGCCGTGCCGTTCCGAATTTCCGCCGCCGTCGGTTCCAGCCGGGGCGGCGGCTTCGTTTCTAGGCGGCGCCCTGCCGCGGGTAGCCAACGCGCCAGAAAACGCTTGCGGTTCAATCTCGGGATTCGGGCCGGTTAGACAACGCAAGCCCTTGTCTGCATTGTCCGCCGGGACTCCCGTAGGGGTCGCCAGCTCTTCGATCGATCACGATGACAATCCTTTGTGCCGGTGCGCGGAATTCGCCGCGGAGCCGCGGGCTCGATCCGTGCGTTTATCAGGCAGCGCCGCGGACCATCGTGGCCGCGCGCACTGCACGGAGCTGGGTTCATGCCGAGCGTTTCCGCCCCCTTTCGCATCTGGTCGTATTGCAGCATGGCGACGCTGCGCCCGAAGCTGGTCGAAGCGGGCTGCGAATTCGTGCAGGAGCCCGCGGCCGAGACAGGCGAGGTGCGCGAGGTCACGGAAACCGGGCTCAAGGTGATGGTGTTGCCGGGCTGCGCGGTGCGGGTCGCGCTCCGCGCCGGCGAGAGCGAGGACGCCGCGCGGACACGGGTCTATGCGATCGTCAAAGCCTGCGAGGCCGAGCAGGACGCGCGCGAAGAGGCCGAAGCCGAGCGCAAGGCGGACGCCCGGCTATCGAAGGTGTTGAACCACGCGATCAAGGTGCTCTGGGTGCTGCAGCGGCCGAACAAGCCCGACGACGAGATGGTGACGCTCGAGTTGCGCCGGCCCAGCCCGCGCGAGAAGCGCCGGTTCGCGGACGCCACGGGCGCCGTG